AAGTAAAAAAGAAACATGGCGGAGCACAACAAGAGTCCATGTTAATAAAATATTATGCCGACCAATGGTGTAGAGATAATGGCTACCCGTTGCAAGAGCGAAGATACAATAAGACCGTTAGTAGGCGTCCAAGTCCAGCAGTATTGCGTTCCACTGTACGTCAGCGATGATGGGGAAACCCTAGCAACGAAAGCGGCGCCAGCTACGTTAGTACGTGCACGGAAAGCGTAGGGGCCGAATGAATAAACCTATCCTAATGAAAGAGAATATTAAGATAGGTATTAAAGGTAAGAACGGACAAGTAAATGTAATAGATATTCTATACAATTCTACTTCTTCTCTACCTATTTCTTTTAATTTTCTAGCGGCTTCTTCATAGCCAAATATGCTACAGTCATACATATTATCGAACGTGGTTGGCCACTTAAATGGCGGCATACATTCACCCGATACATAACTGCACATTAATAAAGTTAATATTATTTTCATCTTGACAAATCTTTTTTCTATCCTATATTATCATCATTAATAAATGAAAGGAACACAATGACTGATATAACTAAATACAGAAACGTTTCTCTTACACATGAAACATACAAGACTTTGATTGCTTTGTCGAAGGTATTATTGCCCG